GTCCAGCGTGTACGTTTCCTCTTTCGTTAGCTTCCCTAATGCTGCGAACTCTTGCGACCCACTAATGTCGCTGAGGGCAATGAACTCGCGTGGCCCCGTGATTGGTGCGCCATAAGACACCGTTACATCAGCTAGGTCAGTGTTAGCGGCCAGGGCGGTGTAGAGGGCTGCTTTGAACGCTGGCGCAGTGCTCTTATACGTCGCAGTGGTCACAACAGCCCAACACGGCGGTAAGGGCTCAGCAACCTGAGCGCGGCGGCCGGCAGAGCGTAGTTCGTTGGGCGATCAGGCCCAAGCTCCCGCGGATCACTCAGCACATCACCAAGATCGAGGTTCACAACATCCCTGCGCATAGCTGCGGCAACCGACACGACGCAAGCCTGCTTCACGTCAACAGGAATCGCAACTGGCCCCCACGTGCCAACGATCGTCACCCTCGAGTAACCAAAGTACCTGGCTGAGTCGCTGTTCCACAGGTTGGCTTCCTGATTACTGAACTGAACTGCTGAAAACATGCCGTCATGATTCGTTACGGGTTGAGTTTGATAATCAGCGGCAGCAAGAACAAGGCCCGTTTCGTCAGCATGAAACGTCACTGACGTAACCGAGCGAAGATCAAAAGGAACAAGCGACAACGTGTACTGCCCGAGCGGCAGTTTAAACACGCGCGTAGCCGTGCCGGATGGGTAAAGCTCGCGTTGCGTGTACTGCTGAATAGCTTTACTGACCGCAGCAATCGTCGTAGTAATCAAACTGTCACGCGCCGTGTCAGCAACAGGCAGCTCAAGAAACGCCCTGGCCTCAGCAAGCGAACATAGGTCACCCGCGGCCATTACTTACGCGCCTTGTTAGGCACACGCTGCTCAGCACGCTTCGCAGGCGTAACACCCTTAGCGCCAAACGCTCGCAGCTGCTCATCAATTTGCTTAACGCGGTCAACGAGTCCACGGGCCTCAAGGCCAGCGCGTTCACGAATAAGGGAAGCAATCTGGCTCATACCTAACTCCTTAAATCAATGTTTCAAGCGGCGGCAAGGGAATCAAACCCCTGCCTAAGCCCACGCCACGTAGTGGCAATCAGGGCGCCGCAGTCCTACAATCGACTAAGCGAAAGTAGGTGTGACCAGGCCCGTACCGGACACGATCGAGGTGTTTACACCGACGTAGCGCTCAGCAGTGAACGCAACGAAGTTGTAAAGGCGGAAACGAACAGTCGCTTCAGCCGAGAGGGTTTCGCGGAATACTTCAGCCTTCGGCGTACCTTCGAAAAGGTAAGCGTCAGCGAAACGCGAAATGATGATGATGTCCTGATTCGTGCCAGCGCCCGAGTTAACGGCGATGTTCGGATCAAGGTACACAGGCAGACCGAGAATGTTGCCAACCGCACCTTCAGCGGCAACACCATCAGCAGTACCAAACGTGTTCTGCGCCTGAGCGGTAGGAACAACGAGAGGACGCTGTGCGCCATCAACACCACTAGTCAAGGCATACCAGCGCCTTGGATGCATGACGATTCCATCGGCAGGCAGGAAGCGAGCTGATGCAACCTGCTGAATGCCGTCAGCGATCTTCGCAACCGTCTTAGCAGCCGTAGGGCTTGCCTCGGTGTACGTGATCGTGTTAACGGTGTCAGCGTTCACAAACCCTTCAAGGGTTCCCGATGAGCCGGTGCCGTTAATGACAGCGTTACCAACAGCCTGCGCATGCGATGCGGCAAGATCAGCGAAAATAACCTGATCGAACGCAATCGGGCTCTGCTCTACGAGCTGAACCGAAACATCCTGAATACCACCAATCGTCGTGACCGGAGCCGTGACGGTTGCCGTTACCAGGTTAGTTTCCTGCAGCGCACTGTTCTGCGATGCCTGAGCCGCGTTAGCGGTACCAGTCGTGATTGCTGGGAAGTTGATCGAGTCGGTGCCACCAGGCAGAGCAAACTTCGAACAAAGATCAGCAGTAACGCGGCCGGCACGTGCCTTAGCAATGTACTCATTGACAAGGTACGCTGGCGGCACGAAATCGCCACCACTTGTGTCAGTGGTGTTGATGTCACGTGTTGCCAGTGCATGGCCTTGAAGGCGATCAGTTGCTTCACGATCACCCTTCGTTTTTGACAGGTACAGGTCGCGGAAGTACGAGCGCTCTGGGCGATCGGGCCGGTAAACCTGCTCGTTGCTAATAACTTCAACCTTGACGTCAGCAACCGGCTTAACCGATAGTGACTCACGGGCCTCAATTACAGCCTGACGCTGCTCAACAGCACCAGCGGCGCGCTCAGCAACTTCGAGCTTGCCATCAAACTCACCCTGAAGGGCGTCGAGATCGGCTGATTCGTCAGCAGTCTCAATAGCCGCAGCAGCGGCATGCATTTCCTCAACGGCAACATTGTGCGCGCGAGTTAGTTCATCCATCGAACTCATTAGAGTCCTTTCATGTGCGAATGTACGGCAGCTTTAGCTTTTGCTTTAGCTGCTTGCAGGTTTTGGATAGCCTGCCGACCGCCAACATCTGGTTCGACGGTCCCGCCAGCATGCTGCTCGACGGAATCACCCCCAACCGTTTCCGGCTGCGAAGTGTCCAAAAGATTGTTAGGAATGAGGCCCTTGTCAGCCGCGGCACGCAACAGTGCGCGAACAGCCTTAACGTCAGTTTGCGGATACGCACCAGCGGCCACAACACTCACGTCATACAAGCCATCAATGCGGTTGACGGTGCGCGTAACGGCGCCCGAGTCATCAACGCTCCACGTATCGCCGCCCTCAGGGATCGTAAAAGCGAAACTCATTTGATCAACAAGGCCAGACTTCAGCTGCACAGCCAAGTCCTTCGCGTAGCTCAAACGCGAGTCGATACGAGCCCACATCTTTAGGCCGCGAATGTCCTCACCAAGCTCCAATGTGCCGTTACGAGTACGCGCCAACGGCAAGTCCATGTTGTGACCAATCACGAGGTGCACGTCAGGCTGCGCGCTCAGCACGTCAGCAAACGCGCCTGGCTGAATGATCTCACGGAAACCGCCAAGGTCATGGCTCATTTGATCAAAAACGGCTGCGTAACCACTAACCGTTAGGTACTCAGCACCCATTGCTGATTCCCTAACCTCAAGTTTTACGGGGGCGGTGTGTCTAAACGGGTTCATTGCATCCTCTTCTTCTTCTTCAGCTGCCCCCGCAGCGTCGGGAATGTCATCAGGCGCCAAAGTTTCAATACCAAGCGACTGATACGCCGCTCGAGCTGCCTCATCATTGTCAACAGCAAGCACAATGTTGTACTCAGCCATTAGTGCTTCAGCCATGCGTGTTTTGAACTCGATTGTGCCTGCCTCGGTGTCATTCAAGTACAGCTCGTAGTAATTAACGCCGGCAGCTTCGAGGGCGGCAACGGTGTCAGCGCGCTCGGCTTCCATGCGGCCCGACACGATGCACACCGGCTCGGGACGCGCGTTAATGAAGTTGATGGTCTTTACGATCGGCTCAGTGCCGTCTAGCAACGTGCCGTCGATTTCAGCAATGATGTGATCGTTGCCGTAGTGCATGTTGCGTTGTTCTTCGTCTAGTTGACGCACCTTTACATCCGCCCAACTGCGGCCAGCATCGCCGCCCCAAAGTTGCCACGCCACACGGCCGGCGCCAGGATAGTTTTCGTTGTCAGGATCATTTTGTGGTGCCTCCAAGTCAACTGCGTGTCGAGCAAACCAAGCGGGCATACGCCGCACCTTGGATTCCGAAAGTGGCTCACGGTTCGCCATTTTTCTAGCGTCAGTAATTGTTGCTTCAACAAGTCCGTCGCCACCTAAGCCCTCGGCGCGCCAGTCAAGTCCTTGCTGCGCAGCTGCCGCCATCCCAGCATTCGGTGTTAGGTCAGCCATCGGTTGGGTTAGGTGCGCCGCCAACAGGTGTCATTTGGATTTCTTCGCCACCAGGCGTCGGCGGATAATTCTCAAGGGCCCTGATCTCGTTAGGGCTCAGCCAACCGGCCTGACGTGCGGCGCGATACGCTTCGTAGCGTTCGCGTGTCGCCGGCCGCAAGAGTGCGTCAGCGTTGAACTCTGGGTAAAGCGTCAGCTGCTCAGGGAACAGGTCAGTATCGCGGGCGAAAGCTGCCTCGATGCGACGAAGCCGCGGCGCCAAGCAAAACTTTAGGAAGTGCTCAGCCGTTTTTTGCGGATCAGTGACAGGCGCGCCAGTAATTAGTTCGGCGGGCACGCCAAAGATGCGTGCAACGTCCTCAATACCGAGCTTTGCCATCTCAGCAAACTGCGCGTCAACCATGCTCACCGGCAACACCTGCAGATCAGCGCCACCACCAAGCACAGCCGTCTTACGAGCGTTAACTAGCCCGCGGTGCGCTTGATTCCACTGATTACCAATTTCTTCGGCCTGTTGAGCATTCAAGTTCTGTGGCATCTTCAAAACGAGGCCAGGTGTCGCATCGTTAGCGAAGTAGCGGCCCGCGAATGATTGCACCGCCACACTGTTACCCAGCGTTGAACGATGCAACGTCAATGGGCTCACGCCGGACGCGCCACCAAACGGAGCAAGACCGCGAACATGCAAAATCTCACGATTCGTAAGGGTCTTCGTGTCAGCGCCGTCCTGAATCTCAAACGTCAGCTGCCCCTTAGGGTCAGCCTTAACCGTCACCTGCCCCTGCGCAATCGTCTTCAGCACAAAAGCGTTACCAAAGCACTCAACGCTTGAAACAACGTCTTGAATGAACTCAAACGCAGACTGCTCAAGGTTTGGGCTGCTGTGCAGCAGCTTGTATTGCTGCGTTGTGTCAGCTAGTTGGCGATCGAGCGCGCCAGCACGATCGTAAACCTTGACGGGCATAGCAGCGATGGAATCAGCAACGAGACGCACAGCGGCCATGACAGCCGGTAGCCCAATGCTTTGCACAGGCGAAGCGTCAACACGCTGCGAACCAATGTCAGTTGGTCCTGGCGCCACGCTCGTATCAACACCAAACGTTCTGATGCTCACGTCACGCCCAGCACGATTCAACAATCTCACGGTAGTACCTGCACAAGCATCACGTTCTCCTTCGGAATCTCAACATGGCCCGCCAACTCAGTCGCGCCACCATCCCCAAGCATCACGGCACTCAAAACGATGTATCGCTTAGCAGCAACACCAACAAGGACGCCCTCAACACTCGGCAACCCGTCGCGCTGATGAATACGCACCAACCGGCGACCCCGAATGCGCCACGCAATCTTCAAGCACCAAACTGGCATGCGTTACCCCCGTAATTTGACTGGTTGCCCGTCAACGCCTTCAACCCAAGTTTCATGCAAGCGTTCAGCACCAACTTCGCTACGGCGGTGGTAGTAAGCCTGCTGCTCAGCCTGACGCAGCTCATCGCGCTGCTCGGTCCAGTGCTCAACCTCAACATCATGCAACGCAAGTGCGGGCTCGAGCGGCGGCTGGCCCCAAAGGTAGCTGTACCCATCATCGACGGGGTAGCGGTAGAAGTA